GTTCTTTGTTTTTCTGAACTGGAAAGATTAGCTGTCAGATCAATGATAGAAAGTGGAGAATGTTTTATTGTTATACATAGAAAAGCATATGGTAGAAGTAAAATACCATTTTCATTAGAAATATTAGAAGCAGAACAGTTAGATGAAGATTATAAAGGTGCTACAAAAAGTAATAAGAATGTATGGCGTTTAGGAATAGAGTTAAGTCCAGAAGGTAGGGCTGTTAGTTATGCGTTTTTAAAAAAACATCCTGGTGATACTAATTTTGCAACAATTCCAGAAGAAAATAGGCATATTATTGTAGCTGCAAAAGATGTTGTACATTTATTTTTGCCATTAAGACCAGGACAGCATAGGGGTGTACCATTTTTAGCTAGTGCAATAAATCATTTACATCAATTAGATGGCTATATAGAAGCAACAGTTGTAGGACAACGTGCAAGTAGTGCATTAATGGGATTTATTACAAGTCCAGAAGGTGAACTTGATGTAGGAGGTGAGGTATTTGATTATGAACGTGTTAGTGGATTTGAACCAGGCACATTTAAATATTTAGCACCAGGAGAAAGTATATCTGTACCTGATTTAGATAAAGCTAATGGAGAATTTGAACCATTTGTTCGGGCTATGTTGCGTAGTATGGCTAGTGGTTTAGGTTGCAGTTTTGAAGCTATAAGTTCTGACTATTCACAATCTAATTACAGCAGTAGCAGGTTGGCAATGTTACAGGAAAGAGATCATTGGAGAACAATACAGAAGATGCTAAAAGAAAGTTTCTACCAACCTATATTTGAACAATGGTTAGAAATGGCAGTATTAAGTGGTACGTTATCTTTGCCAACATATTCAACAACACCTGAAGTATACGAAAAGGTTAGATGGGTTTGTAGGGGTTATAGCTATGTAGACCCACAAAAAGAAATTGCTGCACAAAAAGAAGCAGTTAGATGTGGTTTTAAAACTTTAACTGATGTTGTATCAGAAAATGGTGGTGATATAGAAGAACTATTGATAGCTAGACAGACAGAACTGGCAAAACTAGATGAAATGAACATTATTACTGATAGTGACCCATCTGCTACTAATAAATCTGGTGGCAGTCAATTTAAACCAATTAATACTGTTGACCCTTTTGGTGATACAGAAGAACCTACAGGTGAGGATGCTGAAAACGTAGCAGAGGGTTCTGATGGCAACTATTAATGGTACAGAAATAGACCTTATGCCTACAAAAGGTATGAGGGAAGAAGCACAAAGATATAGAGATTGGAAAGCAGAAGGAGAAGCTGGCGGTACAGAAGTTGCACGTAGAAGGGCAACACAAATATTAAGCGGTAATGAATTAAGTCCACAGGTTGTTATTGAAATGTCAGCATGGCACGCAAGACACGCTGTAGATCAGGAAGCAGAAGGATACAGACCAGGTGAAGAAGGCTACCCAAGTAAAGGTAGAGTTTCAGCCGCAGCATGGGGAGGGGCAGCAGGTAAAAGTTTTTCTGATGCAAAATCAGCTAGAATAAAACAATTAAGAGACAATGATGCTATGCCAAAAACAAAACGTGCAACAGCTAAACGTGCAGAACCAGATGAATTATCTGTAGGTGATTATGTTAGATGGAACGCAAGCGGTGGTATTGCAAGAGGTCAGATAGATAGTATTGAACGTGATGGAACAATAAATGTACCTGATAGTTCTTTTGAAATTACTGGTACAGAAGATGACCCTGCTGCATTAATTAGTGTATTTAGAGAAGATGATGGAGAATATGAAAAGACAGATGTACAGGTTGGTCACAAGTTCAGCACACTAACTAAGATAGATTCATTAAGAAGTATTACAACTGTTTTAAAAAGGAGTGGTGAAACATCATTTTCTGCACAGGAAGATAATACCTATGAATTTAGCTTTAGTTCTGAATATCCTGTAGAACGTACATTTGGTACTGAAATCCTAAGCCATGACGAAGGTTCCATAGATTTTGGAAGATTAAATGGAGGGGTTGCACCTGTATTATGGAATCACAATATGGATTCTGTTATTGGAATTGTTAGAAATGCATATTTAGATAAAGATAAGAAAAAGGGTAGGGCAGTTGTTGAATTAAGTAGAAATGCAAAGGCACAGGAAGTAAAAAGAGATATAGATGATGGCATTTTGTCAGCAATAAGTGTAGGTTATCGCATTTTAGAGATGGAAGAACGTGAAATAGATGGAAATAACGCATTTTTAGCCACAAGATGGGAGCCACATGAAGTTAGTGTTGTTGCATCGCCAGCAGCACCAGATGTAGGTATATCTAGAGGGTTAATTGACGAAAACACCATGCCTAGTGCTAAAAAACAAGATATAGTAGAAGATAAGCGTGTAAACGCTGCATCACATGATGCACAACTGTCCATTTCTAAAAAAACAGAAACTATGTCCAAAGAACAACCAGATTTAGAGGTTGTGCGTAGTGAAGCTACTAAAAAAGCAGCATCAGCAGAACGCACAAGAATTAGAGAAATTAGTGCCATGTGTACAAAGCGTGGTTTCGATGATCTTGCAGATCAATTAATTAACAATGGCTCATCTGTAGATTCATGCAGACAGGCAATCTTAGAAAGAATAGATGCTAAACCAGTAGAAACTGCAAAGCCTATTGAAGAGCAGTTATCACCTAAAGAAAGACAGCAGTTTGCTAAAGATTACAAAATCACATCTGGTATCAGAGGTCTTTTAACTAATGATTGGTCAGATAAAGCATCTGGTTTTGCTAGAGAAATTTCACAACAGATTGCAAAAGATAGTCAAAGATCTAACAGCAGTCAATCTTTGTTTATTCCTTATGGTGCATTAGCAAAAAGAGCAACATACGTAACATCAGGTGCTACTACTGGTGGAAATATCGTTGCAACAGATTTACTTGCTGATGACTTTATTGAAGCACTAAGAAACAGCACAGTAATGGTTGGTTTAGGTGTACAAACATTATCAGGTTTAGTTGGTGATGTTGCGATACCTAGAAGATCAGGCGTTGCATCAACTGGCTATCTATCAAGTGAAACTGCTGCATTATCTCAGGCAGAAAGTACATTTGATCAAATTTCAATGACACCTAAGACTTTAGGAACTTTGTCAAAATTCTCTAGGAATATGCTTATCCAAGCAACACCTGGTATTGAAGATTTGGTTAGAACTGACATCTTAGATGGTATCAATGTTGGTCTTGATTTAGGTATCTTAAATGGTACTGGTTCATCAGGACAGCCTACAGGTATCATGCAAACTTCTGGTATTGGTTCTGTTGCTATGGGTACTAATGGTGGTGCTATTACAGTAGATGCTTTAGTTGATTTAGAAACAGCCATGATGGAAGATAATGCTGCTGTTAATGCTGATTCAATTTCTTATGTAACTAACGCTAAGGTATTAGGTGCTATTAAGAAACTAAAAACATCTGGCGGTGAGTACTTAGTAAATAACAACCTACAGGCAATAGGTAGAGGTGGAACACCATTAGTAGTTAATGGTTATCCTTTAGCTATGACAAACCAAGTACCTAGCAACCTTACAAAAGGTTCTACTTCTGGTTCTTGTTCTGCTGTTGTTATGGGTGACTTCTCACAGGCAATATTAGGATTATTTGGTTCTGGTATTGAAATTACTGCAGGTGAAGATTCTGATGATTTCGCTAAAAATCTCGTAAGTATCAAGGGTGTAGTTGCATTTGACGTTGCTGTTAGACACGCACAATCATTTGCTGCAATCTTAGACGTAACCACATAATTGGTTTACTATTAGGGGTGTAAAAACCCCTTTTTTTTTATGAAAGTAAAATGTTTAAAAAATGTTTGTGCTAGTGGCAACAGCCTAGAAGCAGGTCAAACTTATGATGTATCAGATGCAGATGCAGAATTATTAATTTCTATGGGTAGGGCAGAAGTATATATACCAAAACCAAAGGTAAAGAAAACTGTTACCAAAAAGTAAATGGCATTAGTTGAAGACAGTACAACACAATCTGCATACCTTAATGATTTTGGGGTTAGTTGTACATCAGGTGGCACTACTGCAAAAGCAATATTAGAACAACCAGATTTAGTTCTTGCAGGTAATCAAATTGTTAGTACAGATTATCAATTAACAGCTAAGGTAAGTGATTTTGGTACTTTAATTGCAGGTGCATCAATAACAGTAGATTCTGTTGCTTATACAGTTAGAGAGTTAAGAAAATTAGATGATGGTATCTTTTGTGAAATTAGTATACAGAAAACATGACAACTAAACGTGAGCAAATTATGGCAAGACTATTAACAGTTCTTGCAAATACAACAGGGGTTAGTACACGTATTTATAGAAGTAGAACAGTACCTTTAACAAGGGGTGAATCACCAGAATTAATATAAGAACCTGTTAGTGATACGGTGGAACAAAATACATCATTACCTACTCTTGACCATTCTCTAACAGTAAGGGTAAGTGTAATTGTAAGGGGTGATATTCCTGATAATGTGGCAGATGCAACTGTTGAAAGTTTGCACAGTAAAATAATGGCAGATTTAACAGTAAATAATTTAGCAATAGATGTACAACCATCTGATACTTCTTTTGAATTACTAGATGCAGATCAACCAGGTGGTGTAATAGGGGTAGAATATATAGTGCGATATAGAACAGAAGTAGACGATTTAACGCAATAGATGGTGTTTATTACTAGAAAAGGTTTATTATATAAACATACTGACAAAAATTAACAATGCCTAAAAGACAAAAATTAAGGAGCTTGTTAGCTAAAGCTGAATCTAGTTATGGCACAAACCCTACACCAACTGGTTCAGCAAACTATATACAGGTTACTGAATTAAATATAGAACCTATAGTTAGTGATGAAGTCAGTAGAGATTTAATAAGGCCATATATGGGAAATTATGAAGTTATCCCTGCTAATACAAGAGTTAATGTAACTTTTAGTGTAGAAATGTCTGGTAGTGGTTCTGCTGGTACAGCACCTAAGTATGGAGCAATATTAAAAGCGTGTGCATTATCTGAAACTATATCGGGTGGAAATACTGTTACTTATGCCCCAGTTACTACACCTACTGATAGTGTTACTTTGTTTGTTAACTATGATGGTGTTAGACATATGGTTACAGGTTGCAGGGGTACTTTCAGTATTAATTGTGAAGTAAACCAGATACCTACAATTTCATTTTCATTAACAGGTATATTTAATGCACCTACTGATACTGCAGCACCTTCACCAACTATAAGTAATCAGGCATCACCATTAATATTTAAAAATGGCAGTACATCTAACTTTGCTATTTTTGGTTACGCTGCAGCATTACAATCATGGTCATTAGATTTTAATAATGAAGTAATTTATAGAGAATTAGTAGGTGGTACAAAAGAAGTAATAATTACAGACCGTAAACCTGCTGGTACTCTTGTAGTAGAAGCTGTAGCATTATCAGCCCATAACTTTTTTACAGATTATACTGGCACATCAACTGGCACAAACACATGGCTACATGGAACTGTCGCAGGTAATAAGGTTACTGTATCTTGTCCACAAAGTGATTTAGGACAGCCCACTTATGAAGATTCAGATGGTGTACAAATGTTAAGCCTTCCATACTACGCAACACCAACTGCTGCAGCTAATAATGAATTTAGCCTTGTATTTACCTAAATTAGGGTATACCCTAGTAAATAGTTACTAGATTTTTATGCCTTTTGTTTTAGATCAGAATCCTTCTTATAAATGGAAAGTAGAAGTAAACGTTAATAAAGATGGAACTGTACATACAGAAGTCTTTACTGCTTTATTTAAAAATATTACACAATCCAGATTCAAGGAAATGATAAAAATGGTAGAAGATAAACAGATAGATGATATAGATGTAACAAAAGAAATATTAGTTGGTTGGGAAGATATGGAAGCTGCAGATGGTACACAGGTAGAATTTAATAAATCTAACCTTAATAAGTTATGTGAGGTAAGAGGTTTTGCTACTGCTGTAGGTTATGCATTTATGCAATCAAATCAGCAGATTTTTGAAAAAAACTAATAGGGGCAGGTGAGTATTGGGCTGTTGGCTCTACTGTCATTGATAAAACAGCAGAAGATGATGCGGTATTAGGTATAAAAGTAGAAAAGAAAGAAATAGATAATAATTATTATGTATATTTACAAAATTGGGAAACTGTACAAATGTTCTTACGGTGTCAGACACAATGGCGTGTAGGAATGAGTGGAATTATTGGATTAGACTATACATCTGTGGTAGAAATGATTAAACTGTATTTAGTAGAAGATACTGTTGCTATGCTAGAAAACCTACAAGTTATGGAAGCTGCAGCATTACAGGCATTAAATAGAGATAAATAATATGGCAAAGTTTGACTTAGTAGTAGCAGCAAAAACCGTAGGGGCAGGTTCTATAAAACGTCTTGGTAACTCTATGCAGGGCGTATCAGGAAGGGTAAAGAATTTAAGGTTAGCAATGGGTGGTCTTAATAAAACCTTTGCTGCTTTTGGTTTATTAATATCTGGTGGTGCTTTTGTAGGTCTTGTGAAAGGTGCAATAGATAGTGCAGATAGTTTTGGTAAGATGGCAGATCAAACTGGTATTGCAGCTAATACATTACAGGCATATGTAAACGCAGGTAAATTAGCAGGTGTTAGTCAGGAAACGATAGACAAAGGGTTAAAAAGATTAGCACAATCAATGAGGGAAGCAGATCAAGGTGTTGCTACTTATAAAGATAGCTTTGATTCATTAGGAATATCTGTAAGAGGTACAGATGGCACATTTAAAACAAGTGAACAGGTATTA